GCAAGAGCACAAGAACAAGCTCAAGCTGCTGCAAGAGCACAACAAGCACAACAAGCTCAACAAGCACAACAAGCTCAAGCTGCTGCAAGAGCACAAGAACAAGCTCAAGCTGCTGCAAGAGCACAACAAGCACAACAACAAGCTGCTGCAAGAGCACAACAAGCTGCTGCAGAAGCAAAAGCAAGAGCAAGAGCACTTTCCCCTAAATGTGAAGCTAAAGATAAAAAATATAACAAACATAATTGTGAATCTGATCCTAAATGTGTTTGGAATGAAGGTTGTTTCAATAAAGATAGAACTGCTGCAGCAAGATATAAATAAAAATAATTACCATTTATTTGTCACTTTATATTAGCGAAAAAAATGAACTACAGTTAAAAAATAATGTGAAGTCTTTAGCGATAGCGTGAAGTGCTAAAACTAACTTTGGCACTTCAAGGTATTTGATCTTACACTTTTATATAATTTTATAAAATTATATAAAAATTGTGTTATATATATCGTTAAAAACTTAGATTACCCAGTTTGTTTTACATACAGTACATATATAACAAGTTGTATAACCACTGCCCTGTCTATAGAAAACAGCTTCCTTTATTTTTAAATCTTTGTGTGTAGTACAATTTACATTATTACAAATATAATCCTTAGTTCTTGGTAAAGTTGGATCTTGACATTTATAATCTAAATTAACCTCCTTGAACTGAATACTTGATGTTTCTAAATTTGTTGCTAAGATAACAGTTTTTGGATCAATCGTATAAGCAGAATTACAATTATTACATACTAAATATACATCAAAACTATTTTTTTTAGAAGAAATAATATCATATTGTTTAATTAATTCATCTACTTTTTCAGGAGTCTTTTTAAATTTAGATATTAGTTTTTCCTTTAAAGATTCACGATCAATTTTAATCTCAACTGTTTGATTAGCTTCAGTCATATTATATTTAACATAATTTAAGAAGGATTCAAATGTTGCAATCTTATAATGATTTTTTTCATCTTCGTTTAATTGTTTCTTTGTAATATTTAATACATAATTACACTTCTTACAAAAATTCATATTATACTTTATTATACTATTATAAAATATACTTTATAATAATTTATTTTATCAATTTTTATAATAATTTAGTTTAATTAAATTTTAAAAATTTATATAATCTAATATATATATATATTATGGGTCTTTATGAAACTTTACAATGGTTTGTTGGCGTTTACTTTAAATACAACATGATTTATGGTGTACTTACCGGCTTAGTTATTTCATTAATAATTAATGCTGTTGAACGTTCATTCTTATTAAAAGATAAAAACTGCAAAGGTTATTTATTTTTATCATTTCCTCAAATGATATTCTTAGGATTATCAACCTTCTTTGCAATTGCACAATTTTTCCTCAAGGATTGGGCTCAAGGATTAATTAATGCGTCTTATGGAAATGTCCCAATTCCTGCATAATTAAAAAATAGTTTTAGATTAAAAATATATTTAAATATATTTTTAATTTCTATAATAATATATTATGTCTTTCCTATCTTCTCTTCCAGATTTATCAAATCTTGTTATAAAACCTGAATTTTTTAATATAGGTATACCAGCATATATACGTATTGTTATGTTTTTAATGATTTTTATAGTACTTGTTGTAGTATACCTAAATGTTTTTAACTATAGTAGACATAAAAAATCAGATCATTATTATGTAGATAATATAGTAGCTGCAGTACTATTAACTATTTATTTTATATATAATATTTTATTTGAAAATAATTTCTTTCCAGAATACTTAAGTATAAAACCTCCAGCAACTTAAAGTTTACAGAAAATTTTAGGCATTTAGCGGAGCATTATTATTTAGTTCATCTTCTGAATCTGTATCATCAAAAGCATTATTTCCATTATTTCCATCTACAAATTGATTTTCTCCTAATTCAGCTGCTCGTATACTAATACCATTTATATAGGCAGGTTTAATACGTTCTGCTGGTATTTTTTGTAGCATTTCTACTTTAAATTCACTTGCTTTAACAGTTGTTTTAACATTACGTGTTGCTTGAAACCAATTTTTAAATTCATTATATAATGCTGTAAATGTTAATTTATCTCTTTTATTACCAGTTAATTCAATTCTATCATTCATAAAATTTTGATATAGATCAGCAATATTCTGATATAATTGAGTATATTTTAGTACTTTCTGTGGCTCAATAATTGGTTTATTTGCTACATTATTTTCATAATGATTTACCATATATGATAATAATGCTTCCTTCCACGAATCTGACTTAATTTTATCTTTTAATTCATTATCTTTTTTTCGTTCATTTATCTTAGTTGGATTATCTACAAATTTTAATTCCCATGGAATAACCCTTAAGCGTCTCCACGTACCACCATCATTTGATGGAATCTCCGGAACTTTATTACACAACAAGAATAATTTGAATTGAGGCTCAAATTCAAATGTTTTTTCATGAAGTGTTCTAGTTGATACTTTAGCACCACCTGTTAATGATTTTAAATAACCAATTTGTAATGTATCTGTATTTTCAGGTTCTTGTAATGTTACAAATCTTTTTCCTTTTGTTCTTGCTAATTCTGGATTAGCTGCAGTTGCATCTGCGCGCTTTCGTGTTAGAAGAGTAACTTGTACTTCGGCTGCATAATCTCCTAAAGCACAATTTAACATATCAACAGTTAATGATTTACCATTACTATTATGAGTAATTGTTCCATCTTCTAACATATACCTATGATTACCATTTATTTCAAATCCAAAAAAGTTATCTTCTTTTATTTTTTCAATATTAATTCTTGAAACTGGAATACAGTTTTTATATACTTTGATAATACTCTCATATATTATTGTATGGTATCCAACTGAATGACATAGTTTTACTATTTCATCTACAACAACATCAGTAATTTTATTAATTTGTATTTCTGATTTTTCACTAATAATTGTATCTAATAAAAAAATTCTCTTATTTAATCTTAATAATCGTGTATTCTCATATAGGTATTCATTAATTAATATATAATTTACTTGATCCTTTCTTAAGTCTCTTTGATCTTCAGGTATTTCGTGTAAATATTTTAATTTATGGATATCTTTTGGATTAATATTTTCAATAACTTGTTGAAGTAAACGTTGATTTATTCTACCATTTTCACCACCATTTACTCCTGCATTTCTTGCATAATTATTAAATAAATAATCATTATTATATCCTACATTATCACCAATTTTTCTTTTATATCCATATAAATATTTTTTATATTTATCATCAATTTTTAAATAATCATCCACTTTTATATCCATATAATAATATCCTTCATTTGGATACATATGACAATCCTTAAATTTAAATAAATATTTTTCTAAGTCACTAATTATCTTTGAATTAATAACTCTTAATGATAATATATGATCTCCATTAACTTCATATGATGAAAAAAAATCTGTTTGATTTACTTTATACATCATTGCTCTACCCTTATATACATTATTAACTGTTCTCTTGCGACTATCATCACCCATTATTTGTTCACCAATTTGTATATCTTCTACATTTTGATAATTACCATCATACATTAATACTTTTGTTCCTTGACCATGACAACCAGTTCCAGTCCAAATTTGAAATTTCTCATCTGGTATATATCCAACTAAACATAATGATAAATTATCTAATATATATTTTTTCATTTCTGGTTCAGGTTGAATTGATAAAAAATATTTATCAATATCTTGTATTACAGTATTATTTATATCGTATTTAGTAAAATTAGTACCAGTAGTATAACTCATATAATCTTCAGGTAATCCTTCTCTAAATTTATGTTCTTTAAAATCGTATACACCATTATTAAATACAATGACCCCTTTATTTTCATTTAATCGACTTTTAAATAATGGATCAAAAAATAATGTTCTGCATTCAGTAATAATATTATTTTTTAATGAAACATTACGAATCTTTTCAAATATTTTTTCAACTTTCTTCTTTTTATTTATTAAATCTTCTTTTTCTTTTGCAGTTATAGCTGGTAATAGTGCTTTTGTAAATAAAGCATGTGCTAATTTTTCATATTGACTTGCCATATCTTCATTTAACTTTGTATATATTGTATGCCCTTCTTCACATTCGACCCATCTAGGATTCTTAAATTCATACCACAAATTACTTTTAATATCAGCACACACATAATTAAATCTATTAATTTTATAAAATGCTTTTGCAATTGAGTATGATGATCCATCGATACTTTCTATAATTGCTTCATTTATTTTTGTTAATAAAAATTCAGAATATCGTTCTGGATTATCTTCCCTCGCCCATCTATATAATGATCCAAGTGAATAATTATTATTTCTAAATGTATCCCATAACTTATCACAAGCACCATCTTTAAAATTAGTTGGTGATAATTTACTAAATTCAATCCAAGTTTCTAATAAACAATAATCAATATTATGTAGACAGAATCCAACACTTAGCCAAGATTCATATCCTTTTGCACGATCTGGGTTTAAAATTTCAGTTAGCTCTTTTGCAGTTTTAATATCTTCTTGATTTGATACAACTGTAAAATGTTTACGACCAACAGTTATTTTCTTTTTGTTTAATTTTTCATATTCTTTTAATATACTTGCTTCGTCATATGTTTCCCTATATTCAGTAATATTTTCTTTAGCAAATTTACGAATACTTAAAAATTCATAAATCATATCGTTTTCATATTTTGATTTATCTTGCTCTTTTAATTCATAATTAACAACCTTCGTCAGTAAATATGGTGGATTATTCTCCTTATTACTTCCATATACCATCCAATTGTTTGTTTCAATCACTGCTTTATCAATAATATCTTCTGTTTTATTAATAAAACCCAATCCTTCAAATAAGTGTTGTTCATCAATTATTTTAACTAAGTCAGCTCTCATTACATATTGTAATTTATTTGATGCACAAATAAATGGATACATTAAGTGTATTCCATCTTTATAACAATCTTCTCTTTCAGTTGGTTTTGATTTTTCAAATATAAATGTAAGAAATTCATCTTCTTCAGTTACCAAATATTTTAAAATAATATCATTAAAAATCTTTAAAAAAGCATTTAAAAATTTTTGATATACACGACCATTTACTACTAAATCTTTGGGATATTTAATATCAAGATCTATAATAATTGGACCTTGACTTCTATGTACCTCTGACATAAATAATTCTGTTTTTTCACCTAATGCTTTTTTATATAAATTAAAAAATTTATCTTTATCTTTTTGATCTATTAAATAACACCCTTTTGGGTGTCCAAGAGAAGTATGAGAATATGGATCTCCTCTTTGTACTCTATGTTCAGCTATAAAATTATAATAGTCCTGAGTATAATTCTTGCGATTTTTAAATAATTCAGACATTAATAATATTAAGTAATTTTTATTTAAATAGATTTATTTTTATTTATTAAAATGTAGATATTTTTTATAATCAAATACCAGTATCACCTAAAGTTAACTAAAAATATTAAATTGTAAGGCCTTAAATTTTTTATTCTTAATTTTTATATCTGAATATAAAAAAATATATAAAATAAATAACAAAAGAATTAATAAATTAATTTTTTTGTTTATTTTGACGGCAGTTATTCTGAACTACCAAAATAGAAACCCCTTATCGTTGAGTAACATTGTCGGGGCCCTTTTAAAGAGTGGGTCAAACTCTTGGTCTATTTATTTACAATGCCCTGACCAGTGCATTTAACTCGACCTACTTCTCGTACCAGTGCAGAGTCTTGTTGAAGGCGCGAATCCGCTCCGCGCGAGCCTTGCGCGCTCGCTTGCCCCGTGGCCGCTTTCCGAACACGAAACGCCTGATGTAGAGGATGATGCGTACTGGATCCCAGAACCCGTGGCCGCCTCCGTCAGGATTGCGTGTGAAGTACTCAACGAGTCGCGGGTCTGGGAGGTCTACCTGTCCACTCTCGTACGTAGCGAGCAGTTCGCTCATGGTGTAGTAGCAGCCTCGGTTGCAAAGGTCCTTCCAGCCAGAGGCCTCTGGTACCACGGTCGCACACGCGATGCAGGTAAACGACTCGTCGTGCTCCTGCTGCTGCTCCTGCTGCTGCTCCTCCTCCTGCGCGCTCATGTCTGACGTGCAGCACCACCTGCTACAATAACCGCGCGGCCATCCGTTGGGATACACGTAGACCCTCTCACAGACCATGCACTCGACATCCACCTCCGGGTTCTGGGCCCTCGTGCACTCGTAGCTGCAGGTTCCACCGTAATCATCACGCGGGTAGACCTTCTGGCACATCTCACACACGAGTTCCTTCACCTCTTCTGCCGCCTCAATTGGGCTCGGGGGAAGGTCCCCCGCAAAATACACCTTCTTAGGTGCAATCATAGTAAGTTCCATGATAAAATAAGCTTAATAGAGCTATCTAGAGTAAAAATATTCAATTTTTTAGTTTATATAATTTACCTTAAAAGATTTATATAATTTATTGTAATTTAAAAAAAATTAATTATATAATTAATTATATAATGAACTATTTAATTGGATCTACATTATCATTATTTGGATTAAATTTATTAAAAGTAAGTATTGAAAATTTCGTAAATATAGATAATATAGATAATATTGATGATGCAAATACATCTAATAATAGCAAACTTCTTAATATAGGTGATGGTGGAAGTCAAATTGAAAATAAGTTACCATATAATGAGAACATTCGAGGAAATCTTAATTATGGAAAATATCCACCATGTTATAATATAAGTTATGAAGCTCAACAAATCTTTGATAATTTAGAAATAAACGATAATTTAGAAAACCATCAACGGTTATTTAATATTTATTCTATATTATTATGTCAAAAATATCATGCAGGATATAGAGAATGTAATCCGGAAATGTTAAAAGATCGTGTAAAGGAAGTTAAAAAAATGATTCCAAATGGTACTGACTTATCCAAATATTTAAATAAATTGAATCAATATGTTAAATTAAATAATTCAAATGTTTCTAAATTAATATTATATTCATTTTATATTATTGAAAAACATATGGAAATAATCAATGATGATAAAGTACAATCACTTAATAGATCATTTTGTAATAATCATTTAAGGGAATTATTAATGTTATGTGATAGATATTAGAAATTTTTATATAAATGTGTATAAATCTTTTGAATTTTAAATCTTTAAACTGCATCTTTAATTAATTTTAATAAAGATTGATTATCATTATTAGCTAATGCAATATCAATCTTAGTTTTTGTTTCTGTATCTGATGCAATATTATTTAATATAGAATTAAATTGTCTTTTTTTTTCATCTTCATAATTACGTAACTTATAATTATTTAATAGATAATTTGTAAGAAGTCTACGATCTGGTTTTTTTCTATATAATGTATTTGAATAGTTAAGAAAATATAAAACAGTACCTAGTATACAAACTAAGGTTATAATATAAATTATATGCATATATATTAAAAATATAAAATTATTTTCATTTAGTTTTAATTTATACACACATAAATTATAAGATTTATTTTATTTTTCTATGCTTTTTTTATATACTATAATTTTTATATTTAAGTATTATATATTTAATAATGTTTTCATTTATTAATTCAATATTTAAAATAACTGGAGGAAATAATTCTGAGTCTTTATTTAAAAAGACAATTATTAATGTACTTGAATCAAAAAAAATAAAATTTTTAGAAATATTAAGTGGTGTAAGTTTTATCTTAAATGACTATAATGAATATAATATTATAATACCTGAGTCATTTATAGACGATAAGTACATACAAATTAAGATATCCTTAAAGGATAAAGATAGTAATTTAATCAATTGTATATATTTATATAAATATATATCTGATTCATTAAAATTTGTCAATAGAATTAAAATAATAGATATAAATAATATTAAGTGCGATGAAGATGATTCTCGTATTAACATAAAATTACTTAAAATAGTTGATGATCTTTTAGTAGAAATAAGTAAGAGTTCTAGTAAGGTAGGTGGTAATAATACAGAATATAGTGAGACAACTGAAGAAACAAACTCTGAACGAACAACTGAAGATGAAATTACAACTGAAGATGAAATTACAACTGAAGATAGGATAACAACAACAGATAAACTTGATATGAAATACTTAATATCTACTAGTAAGTATAGAACATTACAAAAAATAATGAATGTTACATTGAGTGATTAGTCAAATATATAAAATTTAATTAATTTTATATATCTTTAAAATATCTTAAAAATTATAATTAGTAGTGGGTCCAGAAAATTCTGAACCACTAAATGATCCATTTTTATCATATGGAGAGATACTTTGTAAGCTTAAATTTAAAAGTACTTCATCTTTAGAATCCTTTGCAGGCATATTTTTTACTTGAGAACATAATTCAGTTTTTGCATACTTAGATCTAATTAATCTTTCTACATCAGTTACACAATCCCTTCTATTAGATAATGTTTCTCTGGTAGTTTTTGCTTCTTTCTTAAGTTCACATCCATTTGCTAAATTATTCTCCATTTTTTTGGTATCTACTCTTAGTTTAGAACATCCTTGGATTATTTCTTTACATCTATTATTTAGATTTTTATCATTATAATCGCATTGTTTTACTACATTTGGTTTGGCATACTCTACCTTTTG